AAGGTGCACACCCTGACGCGCATAACATCAACGCACCTATCGTGCTTGCAAATTACGTCCCCACCAGCCGCACAATCACGGCTGGCGCGGGTCTGACCGGCGGCGGAGATCTTTCCGCCAACCGTTCTTTCGCTGTAATCTTTTCATCTACAACGCCTGAGCCTCTCGGTCCCGGTTCCCCCGGTGTCTCGACTGTTGCCGCGCGTGGAGATCACGTCCACCCTGCGGTGGACCTGAGCGACACCACGGAAACGCAAGGCGTGCTCCCCTTGTCCCGTGGCGGCACCGGCAACAGTCTGTCTCCTGTTGTCGGTGCCATCGCATATTCCAGCAACGACCGGCTGAATTTGACGCCTACGGCTGGCAACGCGGGTCAGGTGTTGGTCTCTGGCGGTGGCGTGGCTCCGCCGTTCTGGCAGACGATCACAGGCACAGGTACGGTCACTTCGGTGTCTGTTACCACCGCCAACGGCTTTGCCGGAACGGTTGCTAACGCAAGCACGGTGCCCGCGATTACGCTTTCGACGACCGTGAGCGGCTTGCTTAAAGGCAACGGTACCGAGATGCTTCCGGCCACCGCAGGCATTGATTACGTCGCGCCGGGCGCATACACCACCAGCGGCCTCACGATGGCCACAGGGCGGCTTCTGGGCCGCACTACGGCATCAGTCGGCGCTGCGGAGGAAATCTCCGTCGGCAATGGTCTGACGCTCGCCAGCGGCTCTCTGGTCAACGCTGCGCCCGATCAGGTCGTGGCGCTGACAGGCGCAGGCACGACGACTGTCACCGGCACGTACCCTAGTTTCACAATCACATCGAACGACAGCACGGCAGGCACCGTGACCAGCGTCAATGCCAGTGGCGGCACGACGGGCATGTCGTTTACCGGCGGCCCAGTTACGTCGGCGGGCACACTGACCCTCAACGGCACGCTTGCCATCGCCAACGGCGGTACTGGCGCAACGGACGCAGTCGCTGCTCTAACGAACTTAGGTGGGTATCCCGCAAGCAACCCTTCGGGCTTCACATCTAACGTAGGTACGGTGACGTCAGTCTCAGGCACCGGCACCGTCAGCGGCCTGAGCCTGAGCGGCACAGTGACGTCCGCAGGTTCGCTGACACTTGGCGGGACGCTTGCCGTCCTGCCGTCCAACTTCGCGTCGCAGACGGCCAACACGGTCCTTGCGGCACCGAACGGCTCGGCAGGCACGCCGACGTTCCGCGCTATCGTTGCGGCGGACATTCCGACGCTCAACCAGAACACGACCGGCACGGCCTCAAACGTCACGGGCATCGTCGCCATCGCCAATGGCGGGACAGGCGCGAGCGTGGCCGCTACGGCGCGCACAAACCTCAGCGCGGCGGCCTCTGGTGCCAACACCGACATCACGTCGATTGCGCTCACCACAGGCACAATCAGCACGTCGCCAGTCAACGGCACCGACATCGTCAACAAGGCATATGCCGACAGTATCGCGTCAGGCATCAACTTCCATCAGTCCGTGCGCTTGGCAACGGCTGCGGCGTTGCCTGCCAACACGTACAACAACGGCGCTTCTGGCGTCGGCGCGACGCTCACGGCCAATGCCAACGGCGCACTCTCGGTCGACGGCGTGGCCGTGGTTGCGGGCAACCGCATCTTGGTCAAGGACGAGGCGGCGGGGGCCAATAACGGCGTCTACGTTGTTACGCAGGTCGGCAGCGGCTCGACGCCGTACATCCTGACACGCGCAACGGACTTCGACAGCGCAGGCACTGGCGTTGACCAGATTGACGCGGGCGACTTCTTCCTTGTCACGGCGGGATCGACGCTGTCCAACACGTCGTGGGTGCAGCAGACGCCGCTGCCGATCACTGTCGGCACAACGCCGATTACGTTTACGCAGTTCGCCGCGCCGGTCCTGTACTCGGCGGGCACTGGCCTGACGCTGACTGGCACGGTCTTCAGCATCACGAACACAGGCGTAAGCGCATCGACATACGGCAGCGCGTCCTCTGTGCCTGTCATCGCGGTCAACGCGCAGGGCCAGCTCACGTCTGCTTCGTCATCTGCAATCGCTATCGCTGCGTCGCAAATCACGTCTGGCGCACTTGCCATTGCCAATGGCGGTACAGGTGCGACGAGCGCGGCGACGGCCCTGACGAACCTCGGAGCGTACCCCGCGAGCAATCCGTCTGGCTTTACGTCAAACACCGGCACCGTCACCAGCGTCAACCTGACTGCGGGAACTGGCGTCAGCGTCTCTGGCGGCCCCATCACGGCCTCTGGCTCCATCACCGTCACCAACACCGCCCCAGATCAGGTTGTGTCGCTGACAGGATCTGGCGCTACGACCGTGACGGGCACGTACCCGAACTTCACTATCTCCTCGCCCACGAGCGGCGCAGGCACCGTGACCAGCATCGACGTCAGCGGTGGCACCACTGGCCTGACCACATCGGGCGGCCCAGTCACCAGCAGTGGGACGATCACACTTGCAGGCACACTGAACGTCGCCAACGGGGGCACAGGCGCGACGACCTTGTCTTCGGGCTATCTGCTCAAGGGTAACGGCACGTCGGCTGTCAGCGCGTCTGTGGTGTACGACGATGGTACGAACGTCGGGATTGGTACTGCCAGCCCCGCAAATAAGCTGGATGTTACTGGTATCATCCGTTCGGTGTCTGCTACCTTCGGCAACTCGGACGTTATTGCTGAGACAACGGCCTCTACTGGCACTGGGTATTCTCGTTTTATCCTAAAAACGACTGACCGTGAGTGGCGTCTCATCAACGATGCTTCGACATCTGGTTCTCCGTTTTTGCTATATGACGCAACGGCTGCGGCAACCAGACTGCTTGTCAATAGTAGCGGCAACGTCGGGATTGGCACTGCTGCCCCAACAACAAAGTTAACGGTTAGCGACGGCGCTATCACGGCTGGTGCGGTAAGTGATGTGCTTATCGGGCGATATAGCTCTGTATTTCCCACCTCTGGCGCGGGATACTTCCGTATACGGACAAATAATACAGACAGCACTAGCGGTGGAATTTCGGTAGATACACTTGTTGCTGGCACGCTAACAGAGCGTTTCGTAATCAACACCAGCGGCAACGTCATAGCCGCTGTCGATATGCGTGCGCCTATCTTCTACGATAGCAACAACACTGCTTTCTACGCCGATATGGCCGGTACGTCTAACTTCAATCAGATCAACTTAGGCGACAGCACCAAGTTCATCCGTGGCGGCGGTTCTGGGCAGACAATCCTCGGTACCGGCGGCGTCAATGAGGCGTACATACAAGTCGGCGGCAGCTACTATTCTATCTGGAACGCCGGTAACTTCACCCCCGGCAACTATATGCCCATCTCTGGGGGTACGTTCACTGGAGCCGTGACCTTTGCTGCAAACGTATATAACAACATCGGTAGCTTTCCGTTCTTTGCAAATTCAGGCAGCGTTAATTATCTGTATACGACCGTCAATGGTCTACGTGTTCGCAACTCTAACGATAGCGCCACGGCTCTAGACCTGACCAACAGTGGCTCATTAACTGCACTTGCAGATATGCGTGCGCCAATCTTCTACGACAGCAACGACACAGGGTATTACATCGACGCGGCCAGCACTTCAAACCTTAACGCTCTTACTACACAAGGCGCGTTGAACGCGGGTAACGGCAACCTCACACCCGCAGGAACAACCTTTAGCAACGTCATTACTGGTCGCGGCACAAATCGTGTCGTGGCCTTCGACGGCAATGGCACCGTGCCGTCTGTCTGGTGGACCAACGGTGGCACTGCCATCGGCGCTATCGATGCCATTTCTGGCGGCGGTCTTGCTCACTGGGCGAACAACGGCAGTAGCTGGCAACAGCAGATGGCGGTTAACTATGGCAACGTCACCATAAATACCGATATCCGCTCGCCGATATTCTACGACAGCAACAATACTTCTTATTACTTAGACCCAGCCAGCGGCTCGAACCTCAATGGCACGTTGGTAAATAGCGGCGGCACGGCGATGACGGCTGGTTGGAACCGCAACATGATGCTTGCGTCCACTTTCCCCGTGTTGGTGTTTAACTCCGCAAACGTTAAATATTCAGGTATCGGCGTCGATTACACGACTGCCGCTGCGGGTATGTACTTCTGGGTCAACGGGTCTTCGGCAGACGTAACCGGCACCGGCACGGTTGCAATGAATATCAACACTGGAAACTTTGTCACAGCCAATGATTTCCGTGCGCCTATTTTCCGTGATAGTGACAACACTGCGTATTACGGTGACTTCGCTTCTACTTCCTCTTTAAATTCGCTTATTGTCGGGACTAACGGAAGCGGTTTGGCTTATGACGCTGCGGCTACTGGTAAGCTGTACTTCGGTTCGGCGGGCGGCGATGCCTCAACAAATTACCACATCACCACCAACATGGAGAATGTCGGGGGCAACTACTCGAAACTCGACTTCAAGTGGTACACGGGCCAGCGTTTTTACGCCCACTATGCCTATGGCGGCTTCCGCTTTAAGGAAATTACCAATAGTGCTACGCTGTTTTCGGTAGGCGAAGGCGACTATCGCGTCCGTGTTTATGACAGCATTTCCGCACCAATCTACTACGACAGCGACAACACTGGATTTTTCATTGATCCGGCCAGCACGTCGAGTTTAATTACACTGCTTACCCAAAATCTTGGCGTTTACGATAGTGGGCAAACAAATGATCCTTACGGTAAGATAGCGGTTACACGCGCAACTGATGGTAACAACTATTCCTACTACGGCCTAACCCGCGCCGGTCAACTTGGCGCGGGCTTCGGTATTGATACCTCCAATCGTTTTTGGTGGGGATCGGCTACACCCGGTTATGCTGGCGTAGCGTCGGCAATCGGTATGACAATGTCGATGGGCGGCACTCTTTCTGTCACTGCTGACGTCCGTGCACCCTTCTTCTACGACAGCAACGACACTAGCTATTATATTGACCCCAATGGCAACACAAGGTTGAACCAACTGCTACTGGCAGGTTCAATAGCCACAATCAATAACTTCAGCCCTGCTAACTCGGCAATTCGCCTAACTCCTAACCTCCACCTGAACGCAACCGCTGGAAACGCTGTTATTCTTAACTGGGACAACGGAACCACATCGGGCTTGACGTTCCGTATCGGCAACGGTGCCGGTAGTGACGTATTTACTACGTATGCCAATGGGGCCACATACCTGCCTATTTTGTATGACATCAATAACACCGCGTATTATTTTGACGGGGCCAGCACTTCTAACTGGAACACCTCCGGCCAACAAGGCTTCCACACCTTTGGTAACTACGGTCTTGGTATTGTTGGTACATACTCGCCAACGCGCTACCAGCTTGTTTGGGCTTTAGGCGATGCGTACAAAGGCAACGCAGATGGGACCAGTTTAGCCAGCGCATACGGCCTCTGGTTCTCGTATCCCAGTGCTGGCGGACCTGCTGCAAACCTCTCTACTCACGGTTTAATGCTCATCCAGAACGGCGTGTTTCAAGCATCGCTTGACCCAAGTATGCGCGCCATCGGCGATATGCGTGCGCCTATCTTTTACGATTATAACAACACTGCATTCTTCGTTGACCCAAACAGCACTTCGGTCCTTAGCACTGTCCGCGCTGCTGGCATTCAACATTCATCTGGCAACAGTGCCATTATTTTGGATAGCGGCGTATGGACGCAGTTTTGCGACGTTAATGGGGCGACCAAGTTGTGGCTTGGTGGAACCGCCGACCCGAATAATTATTATAACGCTAATATTCACTACTTCCGCAACAATTCTAGCTCCATCACCATGACGATTGATAGCTCTGGAAATGTTGTAGCTACAGCAAACGTCACGGCCTATTCAGATGCCCGTCTCAAAAAGGACGTTGAGACCATTGGTGACGCGCTTGGTCTCGTCGGTAAGATGCGCGGCGTCACATACACACGTAAAGATACCGGCGAAGCTGGTGTCGGCGTTATCGCTCAAGAGATGTTGGAAGTGATGCCGCAAGCGGTTCATCAAGGCACGGGTGACAACGACACGCTCTCTGTTGCCTATGGTAACCTTGTTGGTGTATTAATAGAAGCAATCAAGGAACTCGAAGCCCGCGTGGCCGAATTGGAAGGAAAGTAAACATGGCACTTACGTACACTTGGGCGGTAACGTCCCTGAAGAAAACCACAGATGTCGCTCTCGACATCGACAACGTCGTCGTGCAGACCACATGGACCTGCACCGGCACAGACGAGGACGGCGACAGCGGCACGTTCAACGGCGCTACGCCGTTCTCGCTCACGACCGTAGACCCTGCTACGTTCATCCCCTATGAAGACTTGACAGAAGCCGATGTCCTTGGTTGGATAGAAGCCGTTGTTGTCGGTTCTTACAAGGATCACGTCGATGAGCAAATCAACAAGCAGATTGCGCTAATCAAAGACCCAGTAGTGGACGTCCCTAATGGCGATTTCCCGTGGGAAGAACCAACCCCGACACCAACACCACCCACCACTGAAGGAGAGACAGCATGAATAAAGAACTAGACCACCTCGACGTAGACAATCAGGCTCAGGCCGCACCACAGGAGCCAACCGTACAGTTGGACCTATTGGTCAACGACGTGAACCTCGTCCTCGCCGCATTGCAGGAGCTGCCGCACAAGGTATCTGACCCGCTGCTGCGCAAGATCATGGGCCAAGCAAACGCCCAGCTCGCCCCAACCGGCGCGTAACATGATCGAGGAACTCATCAGCCGCGTGTTCTACGCACGCAACGTGGCGCACTTTGAGCACTGGCGCGCCAAGGGTGATGGTAGTTTCGCAAAGCACAAGACATTGGGCCGCTTCTACGACGACGTCATCGACGCAATCGACCGTCTCGTAGAAGCCTACCAAGGCGCGTTCAGCCTCATCGGGAACATACCAGCCCCGAAGGTGACTGAGCGTGACGTGCTGAAGCTCCTAGAGGCTGATGCGGACTGGATCGAGGAGAACCACGAGGCCGTCTGCAAGGGCAACCGCGCAGTGGCCAACTTGGTCGATGGCGTCACAGAAGTGTATCTGACCGCCATATATAAGCTGCGGAACCTGAAATAATGGACTTTGACATCAACACCATTGTCACCGTGCTGGCCTTCATCGGCGGCCTCATAACGGTCTGGGTCAACCTCAACAACAGGCTTACCCTCATGGAGGCGCGCCTTGGCTTTGGTGAAGAGAGGTTCAACGCCATTGACAAGAAGTTCGACGAGGTGATGACGCACCTTCGCCGGATCGAAGATAAATTGGATAACAAGGCGGATCGGTGATGAAGTGGTTTTTGCTACCCCTCGCGGCGTTGGCCCTAATGGGCTGCGAAGACCGCTATCGGTACGACTGTCAAGATCCCGCGAACTGGCAGGATGAACTCTGCAAGAAGCCTCGCTGCATTGCGATGGGCTACTGCACTGAGTGGTTAATAGATACGGGTGAAGAAGAGAATGAAGCCGAGAAGTGAATGGTCGCCAGAGGAACTGCTACGTTTCATTGTCGGCATTGTGTTATCACTGACGCTCACGTTCATCGTGGCGACCGTGCTATATTCGCTGGTGTTTGTATCGCAGCCGATGGAGGGGCAGTCCCCGAATGACGCTGAGTTTTTTAAGCTGATTAACCCGATAGCGACTTTTATCGTCGGGGCATTGGCAGGACTTATGGCAGGGCAGGGCAGCGGCTCAATGACGTCGAAGCCTCCAGAGAAGATCGAAGGAGAAGAAGATGAGCTTCCTAAATAGTTTTGAAAGCAGGCAAGATGGCGTGAACGACACCGTCGAGTTTGTTATCCGCGTGGCAATCGTCACGCTGTCGGCAGTTATCCTCGTGGTCGTACTGGCGCTGGCCGTTGGCCTATTCGTATCAAACGACGTTGTGGACAGCACTGCTATCCTTGAGATGGTAAACCCTGCGTTCCAGACGATCATCGGCGCGCTTGTCGGGCTGCTCGGCGGCCTGAGCCTTAACGCCAATGCACGGGACAAAGAGCCTGAGCCAGAAGCGCCGCTTGAACTGACACCAGAAATGCAACCAGAAGCACCTAAGCCATTCAGCGACCCGCAGGGCACTGTCTTCATTGACGAGCCTGAAGTGGACGACGAAGACGATATGGAGCCGTGGGAAAAGTATCGCAACGACCTGCGCTATGACGCCAATGGCGACGGCGTGGTCGATGAGGCTGACTTCCCCGACTGGCGCTCTGCGGGTCGGTAATGGCAGGCGAACTCTCCACCGTTGAGATGATCGGCCAGCTTTGGCCTATCGTTCTCGCGTTCATCACGCTGACGATTATCCTCGCCAAGATGGATGTGCGGCTTGGCGTGGTTGAGGAAAAGATCAAGACGCTCTTTGAGCTTTGGAACAAGGATAAAGACAAGTGAGCCTTATAAACCTTCAAAGTAAATGTGGCTGCCATGCAGATGGTGCCTTCGGCCCCGGCACGCTCAAGGCTGCCTGCGCGCACTTCAAGCTCAACAAGAACCGCGCCGCACACTTCTTCGCCCAGACGGCGCATGAGAGCGGCAACTTCAAGGCGTTTAGCGAGAACCTGAACTACGGCGCGAAGGGTCTGCGCGGCATCTTCGGGAAGTACTTCCCGACCGACGCGCTTGCCCGCGCCTATGAGCGTCAGCCGCAGAAGATTGCCAACCGCGTCTACGCTAACCGCATGGGCAACGGCGACGAAGCGTCAGGCGAGGGCTGGAAATACCGGGGCAGGGGTCCGCTCCAACTCACCGGGAAGAACAACTACCGCGCGTTCGGCAAGTACATCGGGCGCGAACAAGAGGTGTTAGACAACCCAGACATCGTCGCTAACGAACTCGGCTTCGAAAGCGCGTTGTGGTTCTTTGACGCAAACAAGCTGTGGTCGATCTGCGATCAGGGCATCAACGACGCTGCCATTCTGCAACTCACCAAGCGGATCAACGGGGGCACACACGGCCTCGACGACCGCAAAGCCAAGACCAAGAAATACGCTGCTTGGTTATAAGGAGAACGATTATGAACTTGAAGAAACTTATCCAGAAAGAAGCCGAGAAGGCGATCCTCAACAAAGCCGTAGGCAAGATCCTGCCGATGGACGGCGAAGCTAAACCACTTGTCGGCAAGAAAGCCAAGATTGCTGGCGGCCTCGCGCTCGTCGGCACGCTCGCCACTCTGCTTTCACAATACCTCGCTGGGTGAACAATATCTTCGACAGTCGCAGCGAAGGCTGTTATTATGCGCTAAATCTGATATAGGGGCACGTTATGGCCACTGCGATGACATTCACGACGTTGAAACAAGACGTGCAGCGCTACCTTGAGCGTGGCAACACGCTTGCGTCCGACCCGATTGTCTTTGAGCAAATCCCTCGTCTAATCAATCTCGCAGAGCGTCGCATCGCCCGCGAGCTTAAAGTCGAGGGCTTCATCAACGTCGTGACTGGCACGCTCTCTGCGGGCCAGTCCGTCTACCCCAAGCCTGATCGCTGGCGCGACACGGTGTCGATTAACATCGGCACTGGCACAACAGGAAACGACCGCAAAATCCTGTTCTCCCGCGTCTATGAATATCTGCGGTCCTATTGGCCGAACGCGTTGGAGACGGACACGCCCATCTTCTACAGCGACTATGACTACAGCCACTGGCTGCTTGCGCCGACACCCGACGCAGCATACCCATTCGAAATCCTGTATTACGAACTGCCGCCATTGCTCGACGAGAGCGTGCAGACGAACTGGATCACCGAATACGCCCCGCAGCTCTTGCTCTACGGCACGCTGGTTGAAGCGACGCCGTTCCTCAAGAACGACGAACGCATCCCAGTTTGGCAGAGCATGTACGATCGCGCGGCGGCAATGTTGAACGGCGAAGACCTCGCCAAAATCCTAGACCGATCCGCCGTGCGCAAGGAGGCGTAATAATGTCCACGTCATTCACTCAAGTCTTCGGCGGTACGACGATCTACCCCTCAGACGTATCGTACCTCCCGCTTGCGCTGACCAGCGACATCGTCCTTGAGTGGCCGCTTGAGGCCACCACCGGCAACAACGTCGTCGCCCGCATCATCGACGTCACGCCAACCGGCCCCTACACGATAACTTTACCTGACGCGATGTCAGTCGGCGTCGGCCAGACAATCCTGTTCAACAACCTCGGCCCAGACACCATCACCGTCGACAACGCCGCCGGTAACGCGATCCTGAGCATCGGCGCAGGTGAGCAGTGGCAGTGCTACCTCATCAGCAACACCACCGTAGGCGGTGTCTGGCGCACGTTCCGCTACGGCGCTGCCGTGGCGCAGGCCCAAGCCGCAGCGCTGGCTGGCGCTGGTCTGATCGCGACTGGGTCGACCCTCGCGCAGAATTACGAAGTCGTTGACTTCTCCATTACGCCGTACACTCTCACGGCCCCTGATCGCGCCAAGATTTTTGTCTGGACTGGCGGCCTCGGCACGCTCAACTTGCCGACTGCCGTGGCGGCTGGCGACGGCTGGTTTGTGCAGGTCCGCAACGGCGGGCAGGGCGACTTGACTATCGACCCGTCTGGCTCTGAACTTATCAACGCGGCGTCCACGCTGCGCTTGCAGCCGGGCGACAGCGCC